TTTATTATAAAACTTACGTGATTTAATTTCTTTTTCCAATATCCAAGATACTGTGTAGTATGTGAATTCATCTTTCACTATCCAATTACTCCTGTCTTTATATTTAGTCTTTGCTGACTTGATAAGTGATATAAATTGCACCACTTACAGTGATAAGCTCTAACTGGTATCTTATCAGCTTTCTTTTTCCTATGTTGGGCATTCACTATTGAATATAAAGCGCCCATTTTTGTGTATTTGCGTTTCTTACACATAGTCTAACCACTCCTTAATCGTAAATAATTCAAAGCCATTTAGCTTACTTTGTTTTTTAATTTCCACTTGATTTCTATCTAGGTCTGTCAGCAGTTCAATTACAGGCATACCGTTATCAAGCCACCTTATGACTGTATTAGCTTTAAGTCCGAAATACTTAGCACATTGAGCCTTACAACTAAAGTGTAGCTCTTCTTCCGTTGTAGGGTTATAAGCTACGACCTTTATAGCTTTTTGCATTGCCACTGTTTAAGCTCCTTTCTATAAAACAATAGTATCAAATTACTTTACATTTGTCAAGAATCAACTTTAGATCTCTTCAATAAATTCCAAGTATCTTTCATCAATCGCTTTTATCTCTTCTTTTGTGAACTCTGATTTAAAGTTATTTCTTTCTTCTTTAAACCCTAGGAAGAGAAACCTATCCCCTAGCTCGTTTTTAAAAGAGTTTAAATATCCTTTTTTGTTGTTCATCAATTTAACATTGTATTTTTCCATTTGTATCTCCTTAATTTCTATAATGCCATTGTATCAAAAAAAGTCAATGCTGTCAAACATTAACTTTGTTCTTTTAACCAAAAATTAGATTCGCCTCTTCTTGTAATACTTCTTCAGGAATTTCAGCACCACTTACATCATACTGAATACTCAATAAGTACATTGTCCATTTTCTTCTAAAATCTTTATCTTTCATTTGTTCCTCTGTGAAAGTTGTGTTGATTCCATATTCTTCTACGATTTGTTGTTTTCTAGTTGTTAATACTATCATTGTTTCGTTCTCCTTTATTTCTATAAGACTATAATAACAAAAAAAGCCAATGCTGTCAAACATTAACTCTTTGTGATATTATTCTTCGCCTTTCCATTGTTCAAAATCATCAGCTATACCTTGTATAAAGCCCATAATGTCGTCAGTAGTGTACTCTGTAAGCTCATTCTCGTTACTTAAGTTAGCAAGTTCTTTGGCATAATCTAGAGCCTTGTTACGGTCTTTGTCGTAGCTCTCACCCTCTTTCTTGCCAGCTCTTACTAGATACTTCAATACCTGCATTGTATACCAGCCAACAAGCTCTTCATAGTTAAAATTATGTTTCAAGTATTCGTTAAGTTCTACACCGTATTCATTGGCATAGTGCTTATTTGTACCATAATTCATTAGATGTTACCTCCAAACCATATAATAAGCAACGTCGCAAGCATGCCTATCCAAGTGATAGCGATAAGTGTAAAGCAGACACCTGCAACTATCATTAAAGTTTTTGCTGCATCTTTCATTTTGTTCTCCTATATTTATACTTACATTCTATCAAATTGCTTTCACTTTGTCAAATATTAACTGTTTTTAACCATAAATAACTTTTCCGTTTTCCCTTTGTTACTTATTCCGCCTCGGAAAGAACGTAGTGCTTTATCAAAAGAATATACAACTTCAAAGCGTTCGTCCGAAATTGAATAACTTGAAATTATCACAATGTTGGTTTTGGCCATTTCAAATGCCCAGTCGTAAAACTCTTGACTATCGAATTGATTTATATAACTATTTTGGTCGGTCCCTTCATAAGGAGGGTCAAGATATAATACGGCGCTTGAAACTTCGCTAAAATCATGATAACTTTTATTCGTTGCTTTTACTTTATTTATTTGTTGAAGTCGATGAAGTTGTTGAAGTCGATGAAGTTGTTGAAGTCGATGAAGATGTTGAAGCATTTTATTTTTTTCTGGTTTTTCATTAAACCAATCCCATTCTGACCCAGAAGTAACTTTCTTATATGTCTCTGTCTGTTTATAATAGATAAAAACGTCATGGTTTTCGATAATTTCTTTAACTAGATTATATTTTAAATCTGAGATTTCTTTAGAATATAAGTAACTTTTCTTATTATTTCCGAAAGAATTAATCAGTATCTTTAAAAAATCATCTGTTGTCTTGTTTTCTTTCTCCTTAATCTTGAAGAACTCCTCACGTGAAACAATTAGCGTTTTTATCCACTCACGGTCTTGTGAGATAACTCGTTCAAATGCATTGGTTATATCCTTGTCTAAGTCATTATAATGGACTTCTAAACCATTTAAAATACATTCGGCTGTAATTGCCCCACCTCCTCCGAAGATGTCGTATATCGGCTTTTCTGTGCCAAAGTTCTGTTTGATAATTTCAACTATTTTCTTGCTTACCTTTTTCTTGCCTCCTTGGTATGGTAGTCCGAATGGTCTACCTTTTCTGATTTTTTTCTCGTCTAACTTAAGCATTAAAATCCCTTGTCTTTCTAATTTGATATGTTTTTAACCATAAATAATTTCTCACATTTATCATTTCTTGTTCTACTTTGAATATTACTACGTGCTTTATCAAAAGAATATACAGTTTCAAAACGTTCATCTGAAATTGAATAACTTGAAATTATCACGATATTAGTTTTAGCTATTTCAAATGCCCAGTCGTAAAACTCTTGACTATCAAATGAATTAATATATCCATATTGTGTTGTTCCCTCATAAGGAGGGTCAAGATATAATATAGCTCCAGAAACTTCACTAAAATCATGATAACTTTTATTCGTTGCTTTTACTTCGTCAATTCGTTCAAGTCGTTCAAGTCCGCCAAGTCTTGTAAGTTGTTCAAGTTGTTTAGGCTGTTCAATTGCTCTCTTATATGTTTCTGTCTGTTTATAACCTCTAAAAACATCATGCTTTTCGATAATTTCTTTAACTAGATTATATTTTAAATCTGAGATTTCTTTAGAATATAAATAATATTTCTTTTGATTACCGAAAGAGTTAATCAGCAACTTCAAAAAGTCATCTGTCGTCTTATTTTCTTTCGCCTTAATCTCAGTAAACTCTGTACGTGAAATAATAAGGGTTTTAATCCACTCACGGTCTTGTGAGATAACTCGTTCAAATGCATTGGTTATATCCTTGTCTAAGTCGTTATAATGCACCTCCAAGCCATTTAAAATACATTCGGCTGTAATTGCCCCACCTCCTCCGAAGATGTCGTATATCGGCTTGTCTGTGCCAAAGTTCTGTTTGATAATTTCAACTATTTTCTTGCTTATCTTTTTCTTGCTTCCTTGGTATGGTAGCCCAATAGGTCTACCTTTTCTGATTTTTTTCTCGTCTAACTTAAGCATTAAAATCCCTTGTCTTTCTAATTTGATATAATTTATTCCAGTTTTCTATAAGTTCCAGCAACTTAGGTTCATCATATTCAGTAAATAGTTCAATCTGCGATGTATACCAGCAATACAAACAGCGATCGCAACTATAACAGATGTTTGTGTATCCTCTACAACCTTTGCAAACTCCTAAGCCATTACTCGTTGGAATATCGAAGCAATGGCAATATCTTTTGTCATGTAAGTATTTTCTTGTCATTTTAAAATTCTTTCTACAATATATATAATCAATTCTTTTGGTACACTTGAACGCAAGTTATAATTTCCAGTAGAATCAGACCAAGATTTAACTTGTTTCCAACCTTTTGGAACTTTTTTTAATTCTAGTTCTTCAGTTGTCGCAAAGAAAGTTGGTTTTTTAGTGTATTTTTCATCATAAGCTGCATAGTGGGCTTCATTTTTAACGTAGTTTTTATGAAATAATTTCCAACAGTAACTTGTTTTTGGATTTTCTATAACTCCTGGAACTCCAAACTTTTCAATAATTTCATCAGTATTTATATGCAACTTTTCAGAAATATCACGCTTAACAATCAAATTATCAAAGTATTCTTTTTTATTTTTCTTCATTATTTTAATATTGTTATAAGTCGAAGTTTTCCAGTCATCAAAATCTGTTACTGGTATGCCATTATTATAATAATAAATGTTACCTTTTTTCCCACTATCATATCTACTAGCCGTGGCAATACTAAATGTCTCACATGGTGGGTTAGCAAAAATTAAATCAGGTTTAGGCAAATATTGAGTTTTTTCCATAAAATCATCTAAGTTAGTTAAGTCACAGTTTATTACTGTATCTTTTTTCTGTATTCCGAAACTATAAACTTCATATCCAAGTGGCTCTAACGCTTTCTTGACTGATTGTTCCCCATCATCAAATAAGGCGTAAATCACTTTTTGTTTTTCCATTGTTGTTCTCCTTTATTCTATATACTATTTGTTTCTCTTTATCAAGCAATAAGTGCCATAAACTACTAATAAAATAATTGTTATTATAAATAGCGGTGGAATGAATACAGTTATCGCAAACCAAACAATAGATACTAAAGTGTAGATCATGATTTTAAGTATTAGTTTACCATAAGAAGTTTCTTGAAAAGTTATATCCTCATCTAATGATGAATCATCTTCTGTTGAATTACCGTAAAACAATTTATCTTCATCTACTTCGTACTGGTTGCCACAATAATCACATTTACCATTAGTAATGCTGTGACTTCCGCAGGTTTGACACTCCTTTAGCTCCATTAGACGATACCTCCGTAGCACAAGTTAGGGTACTTGGCAAGCATTTTATTACTTATAAAATCAAAGTTTTCTTTCCAAAAGTCAGGCGTCAAACCGTATAAACCGGTTATGTACTTAGTTGCATGGTCAAAGTCCCCGTTAAGTTTATAAATTATTTCAATTTTTTCAAGTGCTTTTTCTTTTGTCATCATTTTTCCTCTTTCCTTAACTCGATGTACTAAGTATATCAAAAAAACTCTAAGCCGTCAAGCCTAAAGTCATTTTCAATTTTAATCTTTTACCGTAAAATATTTTTCGCAATCAAAGCATTCAAATGATACATAATCATTATTATAATCACGAGAAATCACATTTTTGCTATTACAATGAATACACTCTATAATATTATCCATTTAAGCCTCTTTCAATTTATTTTTGAACCAAACAATGCGTTCTTTGAACCAAGCGTCGATTCCTTCAGGACGTAGCCATTTCCCTTGTTTAACTCCGTTCTTTTCCATGAACTCAAGCACTTTAGTTGGAGTTTCAGGTTCGTCCCACATATTATATTTTGCTGAATGGTATTTACTAAACATTTCAAGCGTTTC